ATAATCCGTTTGCTCGTGTCGTTAGTATTATTCCCAATGGAACCGAAGATGTTTATGAAGTAACTGCTAACGTTACTCATTCATTAATTGCTAATGGTATTGTTGTATCGAATTGTGGAGAGCAAGACTTGCTTCCATACGAAGCTTGTGTTTTGGGGTCTATAAATCTAGCAAAGTTTGTAGAAGATGGTCAGATTATATACAGCTCATTGAGGAAAGTAGTTAATCACGCGGTAAGATTTCTTGATAATGTTATAGATGCTTCTAATTATCCACTTAAGAAAATAGAAGATATCGTTAAATCAAACAGAAAGATAGGACTTGGAGTAATGGGGTTTGCTGATATGTTATTTATGCTTGGCATACCGTATGATTCGTACGAAGCTGAAAAATTGGGTGGAGAAATTATGGGGTTTATCAATGCTGAGGCCAAGAAAGCATCATGTAAATTAGCTGAAGAACGAGGGGGCTTTCCTAATATTGGTGAATCTACTATTAAAACCCCGCAGCGAAATGCTACAATAACTACAATTGCACCAACTGGGTCAATATCTATAATAGCGGAGACATCAAGTGGTATAGAACCTGTTTTTGCTATAGTATATCAAAAAACCAATATATTAGAAAATCAAACGTTTTTTGAAGTAAACCCAGTTTTTGAAAATATAGCTAAGATAGAGGGATGGTACTCTCAGACGCTTATCAGTAAAATCATAAAGAATGGTGGTAAAGTTGGTGGTATTCCAGAGGTTCCAGATAAGTGGCAGCATGTATTTAGAACAGCTTTAGAGATTTCACCAGATGCCCATGTTAGAATGCAAGCAGCGTTTCAGCGTAACGTTAACAACTCTATTTCTAAAACGATAAATATGCCGTTTAATGCATCGGTTGAAGATGTAGAGAATATTATAAAACAAGCGTATGAGTTAAACCTTAAGGGTCTTACTGTTTTTCGTAATAAGAGTAGGCGACAGCAAGTTTTAGAGCTTTGTCCAGAATGCGAAGACGGCAGTTGTCCGATTGATAAGTAGGGGTAATTATGGAACAAAGGTGTGCTATATGTGAAAGAAGTATTCGTGAGCACGGTAAGGGTAGACCAATATATTTTTGTTGGCGCTGTTATAAAAAATGGAAGAAGAATATTATTGATAAAGAAAAGTGGGTTACTTTTTTAATAAATGAAGAACAAAATAGAAGACGACAAGAGGTTAGACTGATTAAACTTGGTATCACTGCACCACTTTATTTGAGTGATAGCCTACTAGAGGAAAAATGGGAAGGAAAAAGAAGGGAGCAAGACTGAACGATAAGCTTGATAAGTATTTGAATACTTATGAGCTAGACGAAATGAACGAAGCTAATGATACGGCTTCTTTGGTTCAGTTATGCCAGCTTGAGATAAATATTGAGGATATCAATGAGTCTCTTGGTAATATAAAAGACAAGGTAATTGACTCTAAGAAAGTTAGGGAGTTGAATAGTGCTCTTCGTGATGCTACGCAGAATTATACCAGTTTACAACAAGAGCTTGGTATAAGCAGAAAGAAGCGTCAAAGCGATAGCGAAGAATCTCCATTACAATTTATAGATAACTTACAGCAGAAAGCTAAAAAGTTTCTTGATTCTAGACTGGTTAGCGTTATCTGTCCAGCGTGCGGGCAGCTTCTTGGTAAGTATATTTTTTATGTTAATCAAAAAGGTGAGGAAGGTTCTATAGAGAGTCAAATAAAACCAGTAGAACCATATAGACATACAGTTAGATTTGAATGCTGGAAGTGTGCTAAAAATAAAGTAGTATCGTTTGCAGAAGATTCTAATGAGTCTATACTTTTTACAGAGAAATGAGAGAAAGGACTACATTAACAGACGGAGAAGTAGCACTTCTTGAAATACTAGATGACCCTGTTTTATTTAGTGAGTTTATAAGAAGTAGTGATGAGGAGATTGATAGCGGTCTTGGCTGGCATTATGATAATTACCAGAGAGAGATGCTTATAGACTCTTCACCTTATGTTAGTATTTGTACAGGACGTTCCACTGGTAAAACAGCGAGCATGGAGACTAAAATATTGTGGTACGCTGTAACAAACAAATATCGTAAAGCCAGTGCTAACGAGATTCTTCTTGTAGTACAAAACAAAGCTCAGTTAGAACCTGTTTTTCTTCGTCTTATTAACTTTTTTAGGAGACACCCATTACTTAGTTATTTTGTTGACAGAAATAGTATTAACATGTCAAACCATGAAATAAGACTTCTTAATACTGCTGTTATTAGGTGTCGTATAGTTGGTTCAACAGCTGATAGTAACGTTATTGGACTTCATATACCATGTATTTTTGTTGATGAGGGTCAGGTATTTAATTATGTTGCGTGGAATTCACTGATGCAATGTCATACAACTTGGGATACGGTAGAATCTTGTGGTGCTGATTACTATTTATGGGTTAGTGGTGTACCTAATGGGCTTAGAGAAAAGAACGTGTTGTTTGAGTGTGACCAACTAGATGAAAAGTTTTCTCGTCATGCGGTTAGTCGTCTAAAAAGTACTCGTTATACAAAGCAGCAACATGAAACAGACCTTAAACAGTACGGCGGAGAACAGGGTGATGATTACGTTCACTTAGTTTTAGGAGAACACGGTTCACCAGCGTTTTCTGTATTTGATAGAAAACTGATGAAGATAGAAGACTATGATGTACATATTTCGTTACTTAATAATGTTACTCTAGAACAACACAGTAATAATTTTAATGAAGTACTTAGAGCACCTGAGCTTTCACCAGATATTGAAGTAAACCACGACTTGTTGGTGGCTGGTGTTGATGCTGGGTTTTCTAATGACCCCACAATAATAACGGTGCTGTGGCGCCACAAAGATACAAAGGTTTGGCGTGAGTTTTTGCGGTTTGAACTAAGAAGAATAAAATACCCTATGCAAGCAAATATAATTAACTGGTTAGACACTATATATAGATTTAACATGATTTGTATTGACGCTGGTAGTAGTGGGTTAGCCTTGTGTCAGATTTTACAGGATGATACAGGTGATTTTAAGAATAAGAATTTTGCTAAACGTCTTATTCCAGTTGATTTTCAGGCAAGTGTTGTTACTGGTTATGACGAAAATGGTGGCGAGGTTAAGGATAGGGTAAGAAAATTTACTATTCAGACTTTACAGAAGTGGAGTCAGAACGACCAAATACTGGTCTTCTCTAAGAAGGATGACGATATTGTTACTGAATTAGAGAGGGTTGGTTTTACTAGAGACTTGGTAGGTCAACCAAAGTTTTTCGTTTATTCACCGCAAGGTGGGCAGAAGGGTGAGGACCACTTGCTTGCTTCGTTACTTACTTGGGTTTATGGATACTATTATAAGTATTATTCACCAGAGAAACCTAAAGCAAAAGGTAAATACAGTGATTTAGCAAAGCCTGGGTGGAATATTATTGAGGTAAGATAAAGTGACTAAAATAAGTAATGCAGTAAAAAATACTACTCCTAAGCTTGCTCAAGCTACTGCTAACGTACTATATGACCCATCACAAAGCTCTCTTGTTTTTACTTCTAGTGTTGATAAAATGGATTTACCTAAGAAGTATAACAAGTTGATAGAGTTGTGCAGGTTTTTTTACAAAAGAGACCCTGTAGCTGGCACTGTACTAAATAAAATTGTTGATTGTGCTATTACACCATTAACAAACAGAAAGTCTACTTGCTCAGATACAGAGTACGAGGTGTATAATTCTCTTTCTGAAATGCTACAAGAGTTTTATAGATGTGTTTGCCTAGAGTATTTATTGTCTGTGTTGGTTATTCCACATTATGAGTGGTCAAGAGTTAAAGGAAGTGATATATCTAGTAAACTTAATTCTAGGGCTAGGTTTACAGTTCCTACAAACATCTGGTTTAGAGACCCAGCTGTGGTTAGGATAAAGAGTTCACCAATTCCTAATAAAAAGTATTTCTATGTTAAGGTTGATATGGAAACAATTAACTTTATTAAGACGGGGGGAACTTTAAGTGATGGTACTGTTGATAAAACTACTTATGAAGAACTAGAACGCAATTATCCAGAGTTTGTTAAAGCAGTTAAGGCTATTAAGGGTACTTCTTTAGAGATAAAGTTGGAGGGTGTTAGACCGATAGTAGCTAAGACATTACCTGAAGATGATTATCCAATACCATATATGTCTAACGCATTAGAGTCTTTGATTCATAAGAGAAACTTGCGGAAAATGGATTATTCTATTGCGGCACGTGTTATTGCAGCTATTCAGTTAGTACAACTTGGTAGTGATGAGTTTCCTTGTACTGATGAAGCTGATTTTGAGAGAATTAAGAGTCAAATGAATATGCAAACAACTACTGGGCAAGCCGAGAGAATTTTTCAGCTGTTTGCAAACCATACTCTTAAAATTACATGGGTATTTCCAGACACTGAAGCCATGCTTAATGAAGACAAGTACCGCGAAGTAAATGATGATATAATCTCTTCTTTTGGTTTTCCTAGAACCCTTATTACTGGAGAAACACTACGGTCAAACGTTCAAGGTGGGTCTGATTTTGCGGCTTTTTCTCCATTAGCTACCATGGAAACTATTAGAGATATTCTGTTAGAGTGGACAAAGGGTTTATATAAAGAGGTAAAAGAGCAAAATAGGTTCTCTAATATGCCTATTCCTATGTTTTCACCGATGAGGCTTTACAGACTTCTTGATATTAATGTTATTGGTCAGTCAATGTATCAAGAGGGTAATCTTTCTAGACGAACAAGAATGGAAATGGTTGGTACAGACTTTGATACTGAGGTTGAACGTATGGAACAGGAAAATAAGGTATATAGGGAAAAGAACCTGCTGGGTGCTCCTCCTTTACCATACTCTTCTCCAAATATAGGTAAACCTAGTGGTAATAATGAAGAAGAAAATGACGATAATGATAAAGGAAAGGATAATAAGGAGAAGGAATGAAAAGAGTATTAATAACAGGTGCGGCTGGTTTCTTTGGACACCATCTTGTTGAGCATGTTTTAAGAAAAACAGATTGGGATGTTGTTGGTTTAGAAGGAATAAATTATGCTGGGAATCTGTGCAGGTTTAATAATATAGATTGCTTTAATGACAATAGACACAGGGTTAAAATGGTGTGGCACGACTTGAGGTCACCTATAAATACTTCTGTTTCTCATCATATAGGTAAGGTTGACTATGTTGTTCATTTAGCAGCAGAGACACATGTAGATAGAAGTTTGGTTGATTCTATACCGTTTGTGACTACGAATGTTTTGGGTACATGTCATTTGCTAGAGTATATTAAAAACTGTCAGAACATAGAAAAATATGTTCAGTTTTCTACAGACGAGGTTTTTGGTGCGGCTGGTGATGGTGTGTATTACAAAGAATGGGACAGACATAAGCCATCTAACCCATATTCAGCCAGCAAGGCTGGTGCAGATGATTTGGCTTTTAGTTTTTCGCACTCTTTTAAATTACCGATTATTATTACACACTGCATGAACATGTTTGGTGAGGGGCAGGATGTTGAGAAGTTTGTTCCTATGACCATAAGAAATATACTTCTTGGTAATACTGTGGTTATACATGGTACTGAAAACAGTGTAAGTACTAGAAAATGGGTTCATTGCAGAAATGCTGCAAGTGCTGTAGTGTTTCTACTGGATAGGGGAGTAGCGGGTGACAAGTATAATATAGCTGGAGATGAAATGGATGTTTTAACTATGGCTAATATTATAGCAAGAGAGATTGGTAAACCGCTTAATTTTGAGTATTTTGATTATCATAAAGAACGTCCAGGGCATGACTTACGATATAGTTTGGATGACTCAAAATTAGCTTCTATGGGTTGGGTAGCCCCAGTTAAGTTTATGGAATCGTTGAAGAGGGTTGTTGAGTGGAGTCTTAATCATAAGGAGTGGTTGAACATTGAATAGTGTTGTAGCAATACCTAGTGTTAATAATTTATCGTATTTGAAAAAAGCGGTTGCTTCTGTTAGGTGCTCTTTTCCTTACGAACTAGTGGTTTTTGTTAACGGTTCCACGGATGGTACTGTGGAGTGGCTTGATGAGCATAGTATAAAATACATCTATCATGATAAAAATCTTGGCTGTTCTTACGTTAATAATGAGGCTATGGAGTATTCCTTTAGTCAAGATAAATGGCTTTTTATAATACATAACGATGTTATTCTTCATAAGGACTGTCTTGATAATATGTATAAAGCTATGGATGAGTCTGACGTAGACTTGGTTTATGCTCTTGAGACAATAACGGCACAGGCTAATCCACAAGCAATGAAAGAATTTTTTTGGGAATTCACATATGATAAAGAAAACAAAGGGATTGCAACAGATACCGATGAACCGTATACTGGGGTAAACAAGGCTTTAGGTATTAACTTTACCGTGAGGGGAATTAAAAAATCAATTATGGATAAAGTTGGTTACTTTGATGTTACTTACTTTCCAGCTTACTTTGAAGACAATGACTATGGGCTTAGGTGTAATTTAGCTGGGGTTAATTATGGTATAGTACCATCAGCTAAGTTTTATCATTTTTGGAGCAGGTCAATTCATGAGGGTGGTGTCGGTGCTTTAAATTCAATCAGGTTTGATATAAATCGTAGATATTATATATCAAAATGGGGTGGTAATATAGGTAAGGAAACAATTAAAGAACCTAATATTTTACTACTTCGTACAAGAGAAGAGGATTTTAACATTATTAAAGATTGGGTTAAATGATTAAGTTAGTAGAAATTACCTCAAGCTATACTGATTATATAGTTAAGTGGAGAAGTAATCCACGTGTTTCTGAGATGTTTTTTTCTAAGAGTATGATAACCAAAGCGTCTCATTTACAATGGTTGTCTAGTAGACCTGATAATGAGTTTAATTTTATAATATCTACTGATGACAAACCAATCGGTGCTATTAGTTTGTATAATATTACTGATAACAAGGCTGAGTTTGGTAGATTTTATATTGGTGACGATTATTATTTAGGTAAGGGGTATGGTCGGGAGGCTTTGAAAGAGCTTTTAAGATTTGGCTTTAGTTTGGGGGTTAATAGTATTTATGCTTACGTTCTAGCTGAAAACATAATTGCTATTAAGTTATACTTAAGTCTTGGGTTTAAAATAATAAAGGACGCAGCTTCTGTAAAGGTGGTTAGTATTAATAGAAATGAGTATAGATTTATTTAAAACAGATGTTTCGCAAGAGTCAATAGATAATGTAGTAGATGTTTTAAGGTCTGGTTGGCTTGGACTTGGTAAGAAGACAGCTGAATTTGAAAAAGAATTTTCTAATTATGTCGGGTCACAGTATTGTTTAGGTCTTAATAGCTGTACCTCAGCTTTACACTTAGCGGTTAAAGCTCTAGGACTTGTATCTGGTGACGAGGTTATCACAACTCCGATGACCTTTGTATCTACTAATGAGGTATTATTGTATGAAGGGATAAGACCAGTTTTTGTTGATATTGAGTATGGTACTTTAAATATTGACGTTAATAAAATTATTAAAGCCATTACTCAAAAGACAAAAGCAATTATGTGTGTACATTTTGCAGGACAACCGTGTGACTTGGATGAGATATATAAGATAGCTCATGATAATAATTTATATGTTATAGAGGATGCTTCACACGCTGCTGGTGCATCATACAAAGGTAAGAAAATAGGGTTCGGTGATTTGGTGTGCTGGAGTTTTCAAGCTGTAAAGAACTTACCTGTTGGTGATGGTGGCGCGATAACTACTAATAATATTGATTATTATAACTATATTAAGAAACTAAGATGGCTTGGTATAGATAAGTCAACCTACGAAAGAAGCAATGTCGGTTCTTACTCATGGCGGTATGATGTTGATACTGTGGGTTACAAATACCACATGAATGATGTTACGGCGGCTATTGGTATTGGTCAATTAAACGCTCTTGATAAGAACAACAGTAAACGTAAATATATTGTAGATTACTATATTAATCATATAGATAATCCTTTAGTAGTACTTCCTCAGTTTAAACCAGACCGTATTAGTTCTAATCATATCTTTCATATAAAAATTGATGATAGGGATTCGTTATTGCATAAACTAAGAGATAATGATATTTATTGTGGTGTTCACTACTATCCCAATCATCTTTATTCAATATTTAATGGTAATTTTGATTTACCAGTAACAGAAGAAGTTTATACTAAGATTTTAAGCTTACCAGTTCATACTTTATTAGCAGAGGCTGATTTAGCTAAAGTATGCAAGGTAATTAATGAATTTAGGGGGTGGTAATGGCTGCTATATCTGTAATAATGCTGTCTCATAATAGACCACAGTTTATTAGAGAAGCTATTAATAGTGTACTTTGGCAAACATTTAGTGATTTTGAATTATTGATAATTGAAAATAGTACTGATTCTTTTACTCGTCCAATAGTAGAGTCATATAATGATAGCAGAATAAAGGTATTTTATGAAAACCCTACCGTAGAAGAAAGGAAAGCTCAGTGTATTGTTGCTGTTTATAGCAATAAGTATGTTGATATTGCTACTGGGAAGTACTTGTATTTTGTATGTGATGACGACATGATACTACCGACTTGTCTTGAGGAGCATTACAAGTTTTCGGAAGCTAATGGTGGTTGTGATTGTCATAGTGGGCAGTTGTGGATGAGCTATAGCAATGGTATCTGGAAATTTAACGAGGTTCACCTTAATTATAATGTAGTATTTAATAGTAAAGTAAGCCCTTCTTGTAGGGCATCTGTTAGTGCTCTGTTAGCAAATACTGAACATGTTAAATCTCTTGGGCAACCTTATTTCAAGGAATTAAACCCATTACATTGCTCTACTTCAGATGCTAGGTTTCTATCTGACCTTGCTAATAAATACCCAATACTACCGCTTAATAAAGTTCTTGGAATAATTAGATTTCATGATAATTCTAGAAGTTTTGAGTATTGGAGAGAGGGGTGGACACCCTAATGATAAAGTATTTAATTACTGATTGCGATGGTGTACTAACTGACGGTAAGTATTATTATTTTGGTGATGGCAACAGAGCGATAACGTTTCATGCAAATGATTCGGTGGCGGTGACTGTATCTAAGCTGGATAGTAAGATAGATATAATATTAGTCTCATCAACAAGTTTACCAGAATTAGTTAGCTCAAGGGCTGAGTCTTGGAAGGTTCCCTTTATACATATTAAACCGTTTAATAAATTAGAAGTGATATCTAGTAGATATGACTTAACAGAAGTGGCTTATATCGGTGATTCATTGGATGATATTCCTATGTTAAAAGAAGCTGAGTTATCTTTTACTCCGTCAAGTTCATTATCAATAGTTAAGCAACATGCTGACGTAGTTTTAGAGCGAGCCAGTGGTTGCGGTTGTTTGTTAGAAGCATACTTGGAGTTAGTAAAGTGGGTAAGGTAGTAGATATTAGTGAGTTATCATCAATAGTAGAACGTCTTCATTATGATAATAAAAAGGTGGTTCTCTGTCACGGTGTTTTTGATATACTACACTATGGGCATATTCTTCACTTTGAAGCTGCTAAAAATTTTGGTGATGTTCTAGTAGTTACAATTACTCCAGACGAGTTTGTTGGTAAAAGACCTACTGGCACTATATTTGATGAAAAAATAAGAGCTGAAATGATTGCTAAGCAATCTTGTGTGGACTATGTAGCCATAAATTTGTGGGACAAGGCTACAAATGCTATATTATTAATTAAACCAGATTTCTATGCTAAAGGAAAAGACTATATAGAGTATGCTAAAGATATATCTGGTGGGATATATGAGGAAACAGAGGCTGTAGAATCTGTTGGTGGGCTGGTAGTTTTTACGGATGAGATTTCTTTTAGTACCTCTAATTTAATTAATCGCACTATCTACAGCGATAATACGTATGAGTATTTAAGAAAGGTTGCCAAAGTTTATAGTATACATGATATAATAAAATATATTGATGCTATAAGTAATTTGAGAATATTGATTATTGGTGAAACCATATATGATGAATATCAATACGGTAAATCGCTGGGTAAGTCGGGTAAGTCACCAGTAATTGCTTTTAACACGGATAGACTTGATTCTTATGAAGGGGGTGCTTTGGCAATATATAACCATATACGAGGGTTTTGTAATAACATAGGATTAATTTCTACTACAGCGGTAACAAAAACAAGATTTATTGACGGTAACCAGAAAATATTTGAAACGTACAGGTTTGAGTATAGGGGTAACCCGCTAGATAAGATTAGTGATTGTATAGAAGACTATGATGTGGTACTGGTCTCCGATTTTGGACACGGCATGATTGATAAAGAGTCTCGCGCTGCTATTAAAAGTAAAGCCAAGTTTTTGGTAGTTAACGCTCAACGTAATGCTGGTAATGTTGGTTATAATACTATTCAAAAATATTGGGATAGGAAACACAGCATCTTTTTTTGTATTGACGAGGATGAATTGAGAATGGCTTTTCATAGTAACTATGATATAAATGAATCTTTGAACACTATTGTAAGTAATGAGTTTAACAACAACATTATAGTAACTGCTCATGATAGTGGTTGTTTAGTTAATGGTAGCATGCTTCCCAGTTTGTCTACCACAGTTGTGGATACTGTTGGTGCTGGTGATGCTTTTTTGTCGGTGATAGCTCCACTAGTATATTTAAAAACTCCCCTTGACTTGGTTGGTTTTATAGGAAATGTGGTGGGGGCTATTAAAGTTAGTTATATCAACAACAGTAGAAGTATAACTAAAAAAGAATTATACAAATTTATTGAGACTATTTTAAAATGACAGAGCAAGAACTTATAGACTTTGAGTATGAAATAGAGCAGCTGTTTTTGGCTAAACAAATAAGGGTTCCAGTACATTTTTCTGGTGGTAATGAGAAGCAGCTTATTAGCATTTTTAGTAATATCAATAATGAAGATTGGGTGCTGTCAACTCATAGAAACCATTATCACGCGTTGTTAAAGGGAGTACCAAAAGAAGAGGTTAAGCAGACAATACTACATGGTAACAGCATGCATATGTGTTTTTCTAAGTATAGGTTTATAACATCCTCAATTGTCGGTGGTATTCTTCCCATTGCTGTTGGTATTTCTATTGGAATAAAAATTAATAACGGTAGTAATAAAGTATACGCTTTTGTTGGTGACATGGCATCAGAAATGGGTGTATTTCATGAGTGTATTAAGTACTCTTCTCGTAACGGATTACCCGTAGTGTTTGTTATAGAAGATAATGGCTTGAGTGTTGAGACACCAACCCAGTTGTGCTGGGGAGAGCTGAAAGAAGCACCAAATATTATTAGATATGAGTATGAAAGGAAGTTTCCTCATGTTGGTTGTGGGGTGTATGTTACGTTCTAATGTATAAAGATGAAATAACAAAATCAATGGATATGCTATCAGGTATTAAAAACACCGTTTTTATAGGACAGGGAGTAAAGTATTGGGGTAATATTTACGGTACTCTTAATAATGTACCTGATGATAAGAAATTAGAATTACCGATTATAGAGGATACCCAGATGGGGATATCAATAGGGTTGGCTATTGCTGGGTTTTTACCCATTACTATATACCCTAGAATGGACTTTCTGCTGCTTGCGCTTAATCAGTTAGTTAACCATCTTGATAAGTTTGAGGAAATGTCTGGTGGTGAGTATTCTCCCAAAGTAATAGTTAGGACTATTATAGGTAGTAAATCACCATTATACCCAGGTGCTCAGCATTGTCAAGACCATACAAAATTATTGCACAGCTGTCTTACTAATATTGATGTTATTAAGCTTACAGATGAAAGTGACGTGTATTCTTCTTATCTTGCAGCATCTGTATCTAAGAAGTCTGTAGTTATTGTAGAAGATAGGAGTTTATATGAAAGTATTAGTAACAGGTAGCGGTTCATTTATGGGTAACTGTTTAGTTAAAGCGTTTGTAGACTATGGCTATGATGTTGTTGGAATTAGTAGGACAGATAAAAACTCAATATTTAAACCGTATAATAATTCTGATATATCTTTTCATGAGTGTGATATTAATTCTGATTTTTATAGAGCAACGGCTATTATAGACGGATTTAAACCAAATGTTGTGGTTAATTGCGCTGCTTTATCGTTGGTGGCTAATAGTTGGGATAATCCTTACACATATTTTCTTACTAACTGCTCTTCAGCAGTAAGGTTAGCAAAGCATTTATTAAATAAAGATTACCTTGATTTGTTTTTACAAGCTTCAACACCTGAAGTTTATGGCTCTATTACTGATGACTTGGTTGAATGTACTGCGTATAATCCAAGTACTCCTTATGGAGCTTCTAAGGCTGCTTTTGATATGTACTTGGATGTTTTAAACAGGCATTATGGGTTTAATGCTGTTATGTTTAGAGCGGCTAATATTTATGGTGCGTATCAGCAACTTTTTAGAATAGTTCCTAAGACAATAATCACAATAAAAAATAAGGGCAAGCTACCGCTTCATGGTGGGGGTACTTCTAAAAGATACTTTATTCACATGTCTGATGTTTCTGACGGTGTTATTAAAATGATAAAGCATCACCCAAGCACTATCTATCATTTGTCTAGTAATGATTATTTGTCTATAAAAGAATTGGTTGAAAAAATATGCGATATGATGAACTACAAGTTTGAAAAGCTGGTAGAAATTACAGAGGATTGGACTGGTAAAGATAGTGAATATAAAATTAACTGTGACAAAGCTAAAGAAGAGCTACAATGGATACCACGAATTACCATAGAACAAGGAATAAAGGAAACAATTAATTGGGTTAACACTAATTGGAAAGTTATAAAGGAGTTGGATAGTGGAAGTTGATTTGATGGTTGACTATCCCAAAGTAAATAGGGATGTTTTCAGCAGGGGTTTCAGCAAGACTGAGGAGCAGCGAGAGATTGCAAGGAAGTATGATTGGCGCTATTTTGACATGAAGAACCCGCGTATTTGCTATGGTGGGTATTGCTACGATGGCAGGTGGGTTCCAGTTGTTAAAAAGTTTATTGATTTTTATGGTTTAACTGCCAGTAGTAGCGTGCTAGATGTCGGATGTGCTAAGGGGTACATGCTTTATGATTTTACAAAAGTTTTGCCTGGAATAAAGGTAACTGGGCTAGATGTTTCGGAGTACGCAATCAATTCTTGTCCCTCAGATGTTAGAACAGTTTTA